CTCAGGAATGCACATACGAAAACTGCCCATTTAAGCTATAACAGATGCGTAGGCAGGAAAGAAGAATATTTGAAGGCGATAGGATTTATGTGCGCTGTCCAAAGAGAGGAGACAAGGGTTTGATACCGATTGGGGCGTGTAAATCATGCGCTATATATAATAGGTATGTTACCGCCCTCGAAATCAATAGAACTAAATTAGAAATGGAGGTAGAAACATGGAAGTGCGGTTCAAAGTCTTCGTAAAGGAAGAGGAATATGGACACAGCCTAATGATAGGAGAATACGGCATGTGCCCTACTTGTAATCATAGGAGTTTGAGAAGGCATGTAAGAATAGACCTTCCTACTGTTGAGGTTGCGAAACAAGATTTACTGGAAAAATTTGAAACTATAGTGAGGTTCTTGAGCAATGAATGATTATTATAAATTTTTTCATTTTACAGTTACGCTTGGGTTGGAATGCGGATTAACCCATCCTGTTGAATGGGCTATTAATGTTCATAGAACGCCTGGCGGTACTTTGTCTTCTGATTATTATAAAAAAGTAAATAGGTATCTTCCTCGTTATTTAGTAGAAATATTCAAATGCTTTTATTTGAGATGCCCTGAGAATGCTGATGAAGTTTTGAAGATGTGCGATGATCATTACCCAGAAGGGCATATGTGCAAAGGCTATTTCTCTGCTTTGAAATCAGAAATTGAGAAATATATAAAGGAGAATAAAGATGGAAATATTTCAGATAGACCTAGAAAAAATAGAAAATAAATGTATTAATGACCCTTTTTTCTATGCGGTAGTTAGTCATTTAGTTAGGCTGATTTTGTCTAAACAGGTGGAGCCTGTAGAATTGTTTGGAGGAGCCGTCCTTGCTGCAAAAATAGCAGAAACGCTGTTAGAGAAGAAACCTTTAACTAACTAGGAGGAGGATATGTACACATATAAATACGAAAAACCATACTATGTCCTTTATAGAGATGGTGAGGAAGTGTGGAGAGGCGAGGAGGTAGCTATGGCATTTTCTTACCACCCTGGCGGAGCTGTTTTGTACAAACACGGTGATCCTGAATCAGTAGAAAAGTGGTATCGTGAACTCCTCCGCAGATTTCGGTTGGTGGCTAATCAATTTATTAAATTTTCTACTTTTGAAGAAGAAGCAAAGTTTTGGCAGGATGAGTTGGAAAGTATTAAGCTTGTAAGAGGCAAATTTCCTATAGATGAACTGAACAAATGCTTGAAGATTTCTGGCTATATTGGGAGGTTTTATGAGCGACTTCAAGATTGATTTTCTTGAGTATATTGTAAGAGACATATTAGGAGTAGCTCAGTCAGAGAAATGGAAAGCTAGTGACCAGGTAGCTTCTATCCACGCTGTGTGGATGGAAATTGGACGTAGATTAGGTAGAGAAATGGAGAAAATAAGAAGAATGGAAAGAAACGAAAAGTGAGAGGAGGTTTTTATGAAAAAGCTAGTAGAATTAGAGGAAAGATTTAACGTAAAGATTAGGTTGTTGGAGCCTATGTTAGGCACAGTTCCTAAAGATCAGGAAGTGTATAAGAGATTTATAGCGAGCAAGGCTCCTGATCCTGAAGGGGGAAAGGAAGAGACTGAAACTGTGGAAGCGGTAGAAGAGAAAGGTTGGACTGGTTTCCACAAAGACGAAAAAGGATTGTTTATTTATAATTATATGATTAAAGGCTTTCTTAAAGCTGCTTGTGAAGTGTGTATGAGCGCAGGAGCATTGGATAAAATCTCTGCATATAAAAAGTGGATTGATTTGGTTGTCTTTATCGACCCTCGACGAATTTATTTCGGCAAACAAGAACCTGATGGTTGTCTTGAAAGGCCTTTGAGGACGATGACTCCCAAAGGCCCAAGAGTTAGTGTTTGCAGAAGTGATTATATAAAAGAAGGCACCGAAATAGATTTTATGGTTCGGATTTTGAAGAATAAAGCAGGAATTGATCAAGTTGCTATAGAACAAATGCTTGACTATGGCCAATATGTTGGTCTTGGCCAGTGGCGAGGATCAGGAGGTTATGGAAGATTTGAAATAGTAGAGATAACGTGACGGCGGCGTTATGTTAGGTGTGGGTGTAGTTAAGTAAGTTAAAGTGAGGTCTTGGTACAGTGAAGTTCTGTTGGGGCAAGGCAAAGTAACTTTCAGTCAAGGCACAGCCGAGTTTAGTTGAGGTATTGCTGAGAGATGTGGTGTGTAGGTATTGTTCAGCAACGTTCTAGTAATGTAGCGTGTAAAGTAAAGTTTGGGAATAGCACTGTGTGTCTGGGTATAGGCAAGGCATTGCAAAGTCTTGGAACAGTATCGTATTTTTTAGTAAAGGCAAGGCATCGTATGGTTGCGGTAAATAAAAAGGAGGTGAGTAATTTATGAAAGTTTTATCGACAGGGCCGTTGGAATCTCGGTTACGGGCTTCACCTGGATTGCGTGAAAGAAGAGGGATTCTTTATATGGATTCTAAATTTTATGTGGAAAACCCGCATGTAGTAGGAGAGGTGTTTCATAAGTTGAATATAGTTCCAGTTCAAGTCAGCACTAATTTAGCTATTGAAAGAGTGTTTATTTATTTTGTAAGTCCTTTGTTAGACAAAACTCCTTTAGGGCACAGGCCGCCTATGTTCGAGGCTGAAATCAAAACTGATGGTGGTACACGTATTGAAGATGTGAAATTAATAGAAAGAGAGGTTAGTGATTATGAGCTTTAAGATTGAAATTGAAATAGATTTGGAAGAAAAAACTTATGACGTAAATGTTCCACCTGACCTTCCAGGGCATTTGCTGGTTTACAAAAATTTAGGAAAAATAGCTCTTCTACATGCTTTAAAAAATCTTGACTATGGTGACGGAAATCCTCTTGGTAATTTCAAATTTTCTGAGGAAATTACGGGAGTTCCAGCTTGGAAAGGAGCTTTAGTGAGACTGACTGATAAGTGGGGGCGAATTAAGTCTATTGTAAAGAGAGAAAACGAGAAGACTTATGTTGATGAAAGTCTTGATGAAACTCTCATGGATAATGCTGTCTATAGCCTTATAATTTTGGCACTGAGAGCAGGAGAAGATAAAGATATATTTAAAGACGATTTTAATGAAGTGTGTTATCCGTAATTTTGAAGTGAAAACGTTTTCACTTTTTGGAGGGGGTTATGAGAAAAACTGTGGATTGGGAAAAATTGGCTAAATCACGAGGGTTTGAAGACCCTAAACAACTCATTATTGAGTTGTATTATAACCAGAATTTGGGCGACCAAGAAATAAGCGATATGCTGGGAATTAGCAGGCCCACTTTCCAAAGATGTTTAAAGAGTTATAATTTACCTGCAAAAGGAGCCATACCTTGTAGGTATATGGCAGGGCCTCCTTGCCCTAAGTGCGGAAGCACGAAAGCTAGAACAGTATATTCTAAAGCTCATAGTTATGGTTTTAAACGAATTAAAATATGTCGTGATTGCAAAAATAGGTTTATTACTGTTGAGTCTGTTAAAGAAGAGTAGACTTTTCATATATATTTGTTATAATCCAGGCATAAGGATGGTGCCTGGATTATGATAGAGCAGTCTATTTCTTTAATAAGAAAATTTGAAACCTATCGAAAATTTCCGAGCCGAAACAAGTTCGGATTTTTGAGGATAGGGTATGACCATCCTTTATGCCTTTCTGAAAGAAAGGCTTTTCTTTTGCTTAAAGAAGACGTTCAGTTTATTTCCGAGTTCCTCAAACAAGAAGGTCTCCCTGTTAATCCAGGCTTAATTTCTCTTATCCATCAAATTGGAATAATTACCTTTAAGAAATCCAAACTGAGAAAGGCTTTGGAGTCTGGGGATTTTGAAGCTGTGAAAAAAGCTTTTATGTCCTGGTCTAAGATAAACGGAGTAACTGACCCTGAATTGTATCAACGAAGGATAAACGAACTGGCTTATTTGGAAAATGGCATTGCATAGAGTTTACAATTTTAACGATGTTCCTACTGTTAGAAAGTTTTATCTTTCCAATAAGAAAATCAGGGCAATTGTGGGGCCTTATGGTTCTGGCAAGTCAAGTGGTTGTGTTATTACTTTACTAAAGGTAGCAACTGAACAACAACCCGACCCAGAAGGAGTTCGTTATACTCGATTTGTTATAATAAGGAACTGTTATTCGGATGATACCGAGATTTTGACTGAGCAACGAGGGTGGGTCTTATTTAAAGACCTTCTTCCAGAAGACAAGGTTGCCCAATATAATCCTTCAACAGATAGATTAGAATTTGTTTACCCTACTTATTATTATTGCGCTCCTTATGAAGGAGAAATGATTGGTATTCAGTCAGAAAATTTGGATTTATTGGTTACTCCTGACCATAAACTTTATGTCTCTACTAGACATACTAGGCGGAAGGTTTGGAGTAAATTTGATTTTGCTTTTGCTCGTGATTGTTACGGTAAAGGAGAAACTGTTAGGTTTAAGATTACAGCTCCTCAAGTAGCAACGAAATGTGATTATTCGCTTGATTTTTTTGAGTTCTTGGGTTTTTGGGCAGCAGACGGGTATTGTGGAAAATACCCTAGAACTGACTGTAATGGGTTTCATTATCGTATTTCGTTAATTCAATCTAAATACTTGGATTATGCTCGTGATCTTCTTCGTAGAAATGGTTTAGATTTTTCGGAAGCAGTTTCTAAGGATTCTGGTGCTACTCATTTGGTAGTAAAGATTAACGAACACACAAAATCGTTAGTCGATAATGTTTTGCTTGAATTTAAGAAAGGAATTCCAGCATGGGTAAAAAATGCTCCGCCTGATCACCTTAAAGCTTTTTTGTATGGTTACCAAAAGGGAGATGGTTCGTTTAAAACAGGCCCAAAGAGGGTAAATAGACTGATTACTGTTGACAAGAAACGTGCTGACGATCTACACGAAATGGCTCTTAGAGCAGGAATACCTGCTACTTGTTACAAATCTGGTGATTGTTGGTATGTTACTTTTTTGGGAGATAAGAGAAGCAGTCCTGTTGCTCAAAAACGAATGTGGTACAAACGGCCGTATGAAGGTTTTGTGTATTGCGTAGAAGTTCCGAGTCACGTTGTTTTAGTTCGGAGAAATGGAAAACCAGTATTATGCTCTCAAACTTATCGCCAACTGAAGGACACTACTAAGAAAACTATAGATGAATGGTTGTCTTTTGCGGAATGGAAAGAATCAGAACATAAGTATATTATTCATGTTCGTCAACAGGACGGAACAATCGTTCATTCTGAATGGTTACTTCGAGCTTTGGACAGACCCGAACACGTGGCTAACCTTTTATCTTTGGAGGTAACAGCAGGCTGGATAAATGAGGCAAGAGAAATTCCAAAAGAAATATTTGATAATTTAGAATCTCGTCTTAGATACCCTCCTACTATTAGAGACAATAAAGGAAACGTTATTTATGGGCCTACTTGGATAGGTATTCTTTTAGATACAAATCCTCCAGACACGGATCATTGGTTTTATAAATATTTCGAGGAAGACCGCCCAAAGAAAGCAGAAATATTCCACCAACCGTCTGGTTTGTCTCCTAATGCAGAAAATTTGAACAATTTGCCTCCTAATTATTATGAAGATTTAATGGAAGGAAAAGACTCTGAATGGATTGATATTTATATTCATGGTAAGTATGGTTCTTTGCGAGAAGGAATGCCTGTATTTACAATGTATAACGATAAGATACATTGTGCCAGAGAGCCTTTAGCTCCCGTTCCAGGATTGAATTATTTAATAATAGGTATGGATTTTGGGTTGACTCCTGCTGCTGTTATTACACAACAACCACCAGGGCGGTTATTGGTTTTAGATGAGGTAGTATCTTTTGAACCAATTGATGTTGGAGAATTTACTCGAATGTTTTTGATACCTTTTTTATCTTCTGAGAAATATAAGTTTAAACATTATATTATAATAGGTGACCCTGCTGGAAATACCAGGTCTCAAAGCGATGGAAGAACTTGTTTTCAAATCTTGAATCAGTTTGGTATTAGAGCGTACCCTGCTTATTCTAATTCTCTTCAACTGAGACTTAATGCGGTAAACCAGTATTTGTCTAAAATAGACCCTACTTCTGGGGACGAGCTTAAGCCTGCTTTTTTGTTATCGCCTACTTGTACTGTTTTAAGAAAAGCCTTGAAATCTAAGTATAGATTAAAGAAAATAAGCATAGGTGGGGAACGGTATACCAGCGTTCCTGTTAAAGACAAATATTCTCATGTGGTGGATGCTCTTCAATACGCAGCTTTGGGGCATATACCTAATAGTGTAAATACTTTATCAGATTTGCCTGTTCGAGATACTTCAAGAACTAAGTTAGCAAGTGTAGGTTATTATTAAGGAGCTGTGCTATGGTTTCATTTGTTCCTGTTAACCAAAATCCTACAAAAGCTCTGCCTAAAGATACTATTACCGAAATGGTAGAGCTTAGAACTCAAGATGAATTTGTTTTATCTAATTTAGCTCATTATGTTTTAAGTAAGTTTGAGGAAGCAAAAAGAGCTAAGGCTAAAGTAGAAGAAAGATTAATAGATTGTTTGCGACGGTTCCAAAGCAAATATTCTCCAGAAAAACTAGAAGAGATAAAAGCTATTGATGCTCCTCCTATTTACATTCCTTTGACTTCGATAAAGGTAAGAGCTTTAACTGCATGGCTGGTAGACGTTCTCTTTCAAACTCCCGACCTTCCTTATGATATAATTCCTACTCCCATTCCAGAACTGCCTATAGAAGTTCAAAATCTTTTGGCACGAAGAGTTTATGAAACAATTCTGCCTATGATGGATTTGCTCCCTTTTACAGAGCTTCAGTCTATGGCTTTGGATGCCAAGAATCTGGCAGAGAAAGAAATTAAGATAGAAGTAGATAAATGGTCTAAAAAATTGGCGGAAGGATTTAAGAAAAAGCTAGACGATGTTTTTATTGAAGGTGGGTTGCCAGAAGCTTTGTCTGCAATGTGCGTAGACATTGCAATTTTTCCTACAGCTATAATTAAGGGTGGGATTCTAAGAAAAGAGAAAGGATATGTAAGGACTAAGTATGGTTTGGAACCTAAAAACAAGGTCATTTATACTTTTAACAGAGTTTCTCCTTTCAATGCGTACCCTGCTCCTTATGCCAGTGGTTTTGAGAATTACTTTATAGAAGTTCTTCCTCTTCTTCCTGAAGACCTTTATAAATTAATAGGTATGCCTGGTTATAATTCAGAGGTTTTGATTGATGTTTTAGACAGGTATGAAAATGGGTATAGGTTCCATCACTCTAATTATGGTTTAGAACGAGACGAGCTGGAAAGCAAAGATTCTGCTTCTCCGTCTGATTATGAGTACATAGATATGTTGGAATTTTGGGGGCCTGTTAAAGGCTCTATGCTGAAGGAATTCGGTGTTAGTGTTCCTAGCGATAATGAATATTATGAGGCGACTGTATGGGTGATAGAAAATTATGTAGTCAAAGCTGTGTTAAACGAAAATCCATTAGGCCTAAAACCTTATGCCAAAGCTTCTTTTATAGACATTCCTGATTCTTTTTGGGGCCAAGCTCTTCCAGAAGTATTAGCTCCTATCCAGGACTCTGTTAATGCTTTTGCCAGGGCTATAGTGGTTAATTCTATATTGTCTTCTGGGCCTATGATAGAACGTAATATTGATAGAGTTGATCCTAGCCAGCCTAAAATGGTTATTCCCTGGCATATGTATGATGCTCACGATTCTGCTCTTAATTCTGCTCCTGCTTATAGATTTTTTCAGCCTCAATTAGTGGCTG